ACGGTTTAAACGCAAAGTATTTGAGTGAGTTATTCCCTACGGTTAGCTCACCTATGGAATTAAACCAAAAGCAATTGGATCAATTAACCGCCGCCGTAGGTGCCGGCATGGTTGCAAAATTCGGAGAAGATAAATGAATAGATATAAACGCGAAGACTTGGAAGCTTTACTTGCATCACTAAACGCGAAGCTTAGACCTAGCGCACAACTAGAATTAGATCACGCCGCTTGTTATGGTGGATATTGCCTAGTTTATAAAGAGGCAACGGGACACCATTCAACGCCGCGAATGCCAATTCGGGAAGTATACCAATACTTACAAGGCGCATTGGATTACGTGACGCCCGATAACTAATCGGGCTTTAGGTACTTAGGCCGTGGGTCGATTGATCCACGGCCTTTTTGCTGACCGTGGCACGTCGGGCATGGGCGCTGGGTCTTTCAGACGAAGGATGAAAGAAGTGTTTTACGCAAATAATTGCTGGTAATTATCATTCCCAGACCCCCCACCTTGTTTTTGAAACAAAGTGGCCCACAATTTTTTGCATATATAATTTCATTTGAGATCTTCTGGAACAAGGTAGATGGTTCCAAACAGCCGTATTTCGTGGTCTATTTCGCAATCGACACATTGGGCCATGTTATCTGGATAGAGGAAAAATCTCATGCCTTCGCAGGACGGGCATACAAGAGGCTTGGGTCCCTCGTCATCTCCGTGTATATTTATTACATCAGCCATGGACAATGGTCCTTTAATTGTTAACTTTATAGTATCTTATATGGATTCACATGGGATTTAAAGATGTTAAATGCGCCTGATGATATTGTACGTGAGGTGTTGGCCTTGGAGGAGGCGAAGCGTACCTTGGACATTCGCCAACGGGCCAAGGACGATTTCATGGTTTTCGTCAAGCATGTATATGAGGGATTTATAGAGGGGTCCCATCACAAGCAGGTTGCGAAGCAATTTGAGAAGTTGTCCAAGAACCCTGGTTCACGGATCATTGTCAACATGCCGCCGCGTCATACGAAGAGTGAGTTTGCGTCTTATTTGTTGCCGGCGTGGCTGATAGGGAAGAATCCTGAGTTAAAGATCATTCAGACGACGCATACGGCTGAGTTGGCTGTGCGGTTTGGACGTAAGGTCAGGAACCTTATGGAGTTGGAGATTTACAGGCAGGTTTTTCCTGAAGTGGAGCTTCGAGCGGATTCCAAGGCTGCTGGCCGCTGGGAGACGGGCCAGGGGGGTGAATATTTTGCGGCGGGTGTGGGTGGTGCGATTACTGGTCGTGGTGCGGATTTGTTGATTATTGACGATCCGCATTCGGAACAGGATGCGTTATCGGAGACGGCGATGGAGAATGCGTATGAGTGGTATACGTCTGGTCCTCGTCAGCGGTTACAGCCCGGTGGTTCGATTGTTGTGGTAATGACGCGGTGGTCGCTGAAGGATTTGACGGGCAAGTTGATCAAGGCACAGGCTTCGGACGTGATGTCTGACCAGTGGGATGTCATTGAGTTTCCGGCGATACTGCCAAGTGACAACATCCTTTGGCCGGAGTTCTGGAAGAAGGATGAATTGTTAAGGGTCAAGGCTTCACTGTCCCTGGCCAAGTGGAATGCACAGTGGCAGCAGAACCCTACGGCGGAAGAGGGGGCGATTATCAAGAAGGAGTGGTGGAATACGTGGGAGAAGGAGACGATACCGCCTGTGAGTTACATTATGCAGAGCTATGATACGGCGTTTAGTAAGAAGGAGACGGCGGATTACAGTGCGATTACGACGTGGGGTGTGTTTCAGCCAGAGGAGGGTGGCGCGGATAACATTGTGTTGATGGATGCGAAGCGTGGCCGCTGGGACTTTCCAGAGTTGAAGGAAAAGGCGATGGAGGAGTTTAACTATTGGGACCCTGACATGGTGTTGATTGAGGCCAAGGCTACAGGTACACCGCTCACGGACGAGTTACGGCGCATGGGGATTCCGGTGGTGAATTACACGCCGTCGAGGGGAAATGACAAGCACACGCGAATGCATATGGTGGCGCCGATGTTTGAATCTGGAAAGGTTTGGGCTCCTGAGAGGCGTTTTGCGGAGGATGTGATAGATGAGTGTGCGGCTTTTCCGAATGGAGAGCATGACGACTACTGTGATAGCATGTCTATGGCACTTATCAGATACCGTAAAGGGGGCTTTGTTCAGCTTGACAGCGACGAGGAAGACGGCGAGTCTAGCGTCTCCTTGCATTCTTCGAGGCAGTATTATTAACAACAAAAGGTTTTGTTATGGTTATGATTGAGTGGATAATGGATCGTATGAAAGAACCTTCAAGCTATGCCGCTGCTGGCGGTATTGTAATGGGTTTGGGTATTATCTTTTCACAGCCTCTTCTCATATGGGCAGGTATCGTAGGCGGTGGTATAGGTTTTATTTTAAAAGAAAAGAATATCATTTAGGCGCGGTATTATGGCAACAGATCCACTTCAAAGCGGTGCTTTTGGTCTTGCCAATGGTGGGCCTGTTGCCGACCCGTTTGATTTCTCAGGAATAGCACCGATCCCGCCGACGACAGCGGAAAATCTTCAGGACCCGTATGACTTTTCAGGGATACCTGCAACTCCGTATCAGCGGCCTACACCATCTGTACCACCAGGCCCGTACTCTGCTTATGAGCAACCTGTCATAGCTCCGTATGTGCCGCCTGTTATACCTGAAGCCAGAACACCCGATAACCCCGATAACCCTGATCCGACGACCGATCCATGGCCAAACACTACCGACCCAACTGACCCCAATACTTGGACTTATGGTGGACATCGAGGCTTGAGATACCAAGACGGCGTTTTGGAGATTGATCCTGAGTATGCCGCGACAGGATATGATGGAAGTGATACTTGGGGCTGGTCGCAAGAGGACGATCAATCAAGTCCTAGCGGCTATCGTGATGTGTTTGATCCCCAAGAATATTTAGCTATGTACTACGAGCGTTTAAGAAGCGGTCGAGTTGATCCTATTGGCGGCGGTTACGACATTATACGGGAAACAAACACAGATAATGATGGCAACGATATTGTTACATATCGTATAACAGGTCCGGCGCGAACCCCAAGCGGGACTACAGGCGGTGGGACTACAGGCGGTGGAACTACAGGCGGCGGAACTACAGGCGGTGAAACTACAGGCGGTGGAACTACAGGCGGTGGAACTACAGGCGGTGGAACTACAGGCGGTGGAACTACAGGCGGAACTACAGGCGGAACTACAGGCGGAACTACAGGCGCGGAATGGATGAACCGTCTTCCTGAAGGTATGATATACTCTGATGGGCGTCTTATAATTGATCCTGCTTACTCTACAGGAGATTCTTCAGGTAGAAGATACGGTTGGTCTGATGTGGACGATGACAGTTCGGCATCTGGTTTTAGAAGCGTATTTAACCCACAACATTATTTAGGTTCGATTTATGAGCGTATGTACGGGAGTCGTAGGGGTGATATTCCGGCTCTTGGCGGGGGCTACGGAATTTCAAAAGAAACAATGGAAGACGATCAATCCCAATGGGATCAATATTCTATTACAGGCCCCAACATGGCTGGCGGCGGAATGATCCGTGGACCAAGCTACTTGAGCGGTGGAATAGGAAGTTTAGGTTCTACATATTTAAGGTAGTGCTATGCGAAAACTACTTGTAAAGTACTCTGTTATTGCAGCGGTTCTTCTGCCTACGTTTGCCTTGGCAACGGATACTGTAACGACAACCAATACCACGAACACGGTTAGCTCATCATCAAACACGGTGAGCAGTTCCTCGAATACTGTGTCGAACACCACAGCGTCGAATACGGTCAGCAGTAATACAACTGGAAGTACCGTTATTGATAAGGCGCCTTCGACAGCCTCTGCGCCTAGTGTTGTTGTTAATAACAGTGATGTCTGTGTTTCCGGGGTCAGTGGCGCAGTACAGACTTCCGTTTTTGGTGCAGCAGTAGGTTCCACTGTGCGAGACAAAAATTGCGAAAGGTTAAAACTGGCTCGATCTTTATACGGGATGGGTCTTAAAGTTGCCGGAGTGTCTCTTCTTTGTCAGGACGTGCGGGTTTTTGATGCTATGATGGAGGCTGGGACACCTTGTCCCTACGAAGGCAAGATAGGAACACAAGCAAGAGGAGCTTGGTTGAAGAATCCGATGAAGTCTCCCGAAGGAAGTAGGATACAGATAGCTGCTATAAAAAAAGCAGAAATAGAAGAACAAAAAAGACTAGAAGCGGAGGAAAGCAAGCCTAACGAGGAAGGCAATGAATGATGCGGTTCTTCCTTGCACTTTTGGGTCTTATTTACATTACATTATTTGGGGTAGCCGTGTACGTTGGTTCTTTGACAATTTCGGCTACACTTAAATCAGAAGATCTTACTACATCAAACTTAACACCGAATATGAGTGATATGACTGCTTCTGACGGAACTTCTGTAGGAACGGGTCATGGATGTAGTCAAGGCCAATACTGCACGAGTGGAACCAATGAAGGTGGTGGAACCTATACGTCAAATTTTGATGTGCCGTTGACTGAAGCAGAATTAAACCAAGGTTTCACGCTTAACAGTGGAATAACAATCAATAGCCACTCGTCAAACAGCAGGTTGCCCACCTGTGCTAACGGTTTGCTTCAATCTGGCGATTGCCGTGATGTGTTTAAACTTACGATCAAGCTAAAAGACAATGGTACGGTTGTTGAAACTTTTGTTCACCAAGAAGAGTTAACCTGGAGTGGACTTAAAGATTTTAATTATACGGATACTGTTGGAACAAATGACTACGGCTTGCTGACAGGCGTTTTAGAACTCTACGGCATAGATGCTGGGTACCCGGTTGGATACTATGGGCCGCAGTTTTCTGATCCAAGTCTCACGATAGATTATCAGACAGCACTGGTTGTTGAAGATACAACAACGGTAATAAATGATGTTATACAAACAGAAACCGAAACTACGATAATGGATGTTGCTACAGGAGGGACAGATATCACCTCCCCTTCGACAACAGCAACAGTGACTATTCCGGTACTTCAGACATATACAAACACTGTTTCAACACCTGTGAATACTCCCGTAGACAACTCGTCTAGTTCTAGCCCCGTATTTACACCTCCCGTAGATACGGCTTCGGCACCTACAGAAACAATAATAGAAGCACCTGTTGTTGAGCCAGCGGCACCCGCTACACCTACGATTGCTCCTGTCGCTCAACAATCTGAAACTCAACAGGCAGAAACTCAACAGGCAGAAACTCAAATAGAAAACACTATTGAGTCTACTCCTGAACCTACTTCTCAATCCGTTTCTGAACCTAACACCCCTAAGCCAGAACCTGTTTCTAAAGCAGTTGCAAAAGGACGCCCACAAAAAACAAAAGGGAAGACAAAAACATCACGTAAAGCAGTCGCAACTACAACTACAGTAGCTCCAGTTCCAGTTGCTGTTCCTGTAACAGCGGCAGTCGCTGCTCAAACGGTTGTTAATAATATTGCTCCTAGTCAAAAGTATGGAAACAACGCCCAAACAATCACATTAGTCGCCATGGGGATGATTGCTAATAATAGAGGGTTGTTTAAAGGAAAAACAATTCCTGACGCACCTAAGTTTTTTAATAATTCATCTGTCCCTGATGGACCTAGTATGGTTGATCACATGACAAATTATCAGGTATTTGGTCAGTCCAACGGGTTGCACAATCAACTTGTTGAGAGTCAATGGAGAAAATAATATGGAGTATTTAATACAAACCTTTGGAGCCAAGTTTTGCTGCATTTTTGCATCCGGTTGTGGCGCAGGAGCCAATATTTTAACGAAAAAGCAGTTTAATATAAGTGCGCTAAAAGATGTCGCTTTAGCTTTAATTGTAGGTTGGATTGCAGCGGAATTTTTTATTCCTCCAGTAATGAAGCATTTTGTCCTTGATATGACGTGGGGGCCAGCGATTGCTTTTGTCATAGGGTACTGTGGTATACGCTTACTGCCAGCCATAGAAAATCGTTTAAAAAAGGTTATTAAAGATGGCTGAAGTGGAAGTAGGCGGTATTAAATTTAAGGGCGGCAAGCTAGTTGTAATTTTTACTCTTATATCTACACTTGGCGGTGGTCTTTGGGCTGGATTTGAGTTTTACAAAGATTATATGGACATGCGTGAAAAGATAGAGAGCTATACGGCTCCTGATCTGAGCGAATTTGATAAGAAGCTGGCTGTAATGAACAAGACGATGGGTGCTTTAACAAAACAAATGGACTCTGTGCGTAACCGGGTAGGAGAAGTGCAACAGATCGTAAGAGATACTCGACAGGATGTGCGTAGCGATGCAACGAAACTTTATGCAGGTATTTCTGCCGTGGACCGTCGATCAAGAACTCTGGATGCTGAAACCCGGTCAGCGTTAAGACAAGCAGAAAAGAACATACGGGATATTACGGATTCTGCTTCTAGTCGTTTTGATGCCAAGATAAATGGGATAGACTCAAAGCTGAATACTTTTGAAAAGCGTCAAGACAAGAAACTTCGTGACGCTTTAAATAACCCGTTGCTTAAAAGATAGGTGCGTAAATGGCTCAGAAAAAGCTAGAAAAAGACAGTGAATTTGAAGAATTAGATCTTGATGGTGATGGCATTGTTTCTGATCAAGAGATTAAGGCATTAGAAGCAATCGAGATGCGAGAAAAAATGGATGCTCAACGTCATATGGCGTGGACAGCCATGGTTAGCATGATTGTTTTTACCCTTGCTGTATTCCTTCCTATTTTTCCAGATGCTCGAATAAAAGCTTTGTCGGATCTTTTTGGGTTATTCTATATCGGACAGGCTGGCGTTGTCGGAGCGTTCATGGGGATGACGGCCTACATGAGTGCTAAAAAATAAATGATGATAAAAATATACATCTTTATTTTTGTTATCGGCTTGGTTGGAAGTGTCGGTTATGGTGGGTACTATTATTACAAGGACACGCAAGACCGGATTAAAATACTAACAGAGAATACTGTTAAGTTAGAGCAAGCCAAAGCGGAGCAGGACAGTACTATTAAGACGTTGGTGGAAGATGCAGATAAGTACAAAAAGCTTAATAAAGATTTAGGGAATAAATTGCAGAATGCGGAAACTTATAAAAATAAGCTTATTGGGAAATTGAGAAAGCACAATCTTAGTCGATTAAGTCAGCAAAAACCAAAATTGGTAGAACAGAAGATAAACCGTGGAACAAAAAAGTTATTTGACAGTTTTAAGCGCATTACTACTGTCCCTGCTACTGAGTAGTTGTAGCTGGGATAAGTTAAAGCGTATAGAGGTTAAACGAGTGGAAGTGGATCGCGTTATTCCAACGCAGAACCGACCCCGTGAACTTGATTTAAACGATATCACTTGGTTTGTTGTAACGGATCAGAACTTTAACGATTTTAAAAAACGCTATACTAAACAAAACGGCACTTTTTTGTTTTATGCTATGAGCGTTAGAGACTATGAAACATTAGCTTTAAATATGGCGGAAATAAAACGCTATATTGAACAACAGAAACAGATTATAATTTATTATGAAAAAGCAGTGGCCCCTAAACCAAAGCTTGAGAAAATAAGGAACTAATTATGGCCAGAGAACCTACCTCTCTTATTTCTGATGCAATGCCATCTGCTGGTATGCCTCTCCTACAAGGCGAAGACGTTGAAATTGAAGAAGATGATCAACTGGACCTTGGCGTTGTAGGAGATTTGGTTGAAGAGGAAGATGGGTCAGTTCTTATTGGTGAGATTGAAAATCTTGTTAATGAGGAGATGCAATCAGATCCTGACGCAAACCTTGCGGAAGTTATTGATGAGCGTGTTCTTATGGATATCTCTTCTGAGTTGTTGGGATATTACGAGGATGACAAAAGCAGCCGACAGGATTGGGAGGATGCCTATACTGACGGTTTAAGTCTTTTAGGGATTAAGTACGAAGAAAGAGAAGAGCCTTTTAGAGGCTCGAGCGGTGTAACACACCCGGTTATTGCAGAGGCCGTAACACAGTTTCAGGCACAGGCCTACAAGGAATTACTTCCTAGTTCAGGTCCCGTGAGAACACAGGTCGTAGGTGCGGCAACGCCAGACGTTCAGGCGCAAGCGCAACGTGTTCAGGAATTTATGAACTACCAGATTATTCATAGAATGGAAGAGTATGATCCTGAAATGGATCGTTTGCTTTTTTATCTTCCGCTTGCTGGTAGCGCATTTAAGAAAGTTTACTTTGATGACATGCTGGACCGGGCTGTTTCAAGGTTTGTTCCGGCAGATGACTTACTTGTTCCGTACAACGCAACAGATATACAGACTGCATCAAGGATTACGCACGTAATTCGTATGAACTCCAACGATGTACGCAAGTACCAAGCGGGAGGTTTTTACAGGGACGTTGATCTTTTGCCGTATGAGCAAGAAGATGAGGTTCGTGAAAAAGAACGTCGTCTTATGGGTGTTGAAAGATCAGGTTCTGATGAACAGGATTGCACAATATTGGAAGTTCATACAGATCTTGACTTACAAGGCTTTGAACACGTTAACCCGATTGATGGGGAACCGACAGGCATTAAGCTTCCATACATAATTACAATAGACGAGGGAAGTTCTAAGGTTTTGTCAGTTCGTCGCAACTGGACAGAGGGAGATGAACTTTATCGTAGGATAGAATACTTTACTCATTTTAAGTTTTTGCCAGGTCTTGGGTTTTATGGTTTTGGCCTTCTTCACATGATTGGTGGTTTAGGTCGTTCAGCAACATCTATTTTAAGACAGTTGATAGATGCAGGTACTCTTTCTAATTTACCAGCAGGGTTTAAAGCCCGTGGAATTAGGATTCGTGACTCTGATGAGCCTTTGTCTCCGGGAGAATTTAGGGATATTGATGTTCCCGGTGGGGCTCTTAGAGAAAGTATCATGCCGCTTCCCTACAAGGAACCAAGTCAGACGCTGATGTCTCTTCTTGGTTTTGTAGTGGATGCTGGTCGTCGTTTTGCCGCAATTGCAGATATGCAAGTTGGTGATGGTAACCAACAAGCGGCAGTAGGAACGACAGTTGCTCTTTTAGAGCGCGGCTCCAAGGTGATGTCAGCCATACACAAACGACTACATTATGCACAAAAACAAGAGTTTAGGATGCTAGCTCGTGTGTTCGCTGAATCACTCCCTCCGATGTATCCATATAATGTTTATGGTGCAGAAGCAGCTGTTAAGCAGATGGATTTTGATGAGCGTGTTGATGTCATTCCTGTTTCTGATCCCAACATCTTTTCTATGTCACAGAGATTGGCTTTAGCTCAAACACAGCTTCAGCTTGCACAAAGCAACCCTCAAATGCACAATTTATATGAGGCTTTTCGCAGAATTTACGAAGCGATAGGTGTGCATAACATTGAGGCCTTGTTACCTGCTCCCCAGCCACCTCAACCAGTAGATCCAGCCACAGAAAACGCCGCATCTGTAAATATGCAGCCTTTAAAGGCTTTTCCGGGGCAAGATCACGATGCACATATGACGGCACACATAATTTTTATGAAAACACCTATTCCGGGGTCTACTCCACCTATTTTTGCGGCTTTACAGGGCCATTTATGCGAACATATAGCCTTAAAAGCCCGTGAAGAGGTCGAAAAAGAGATGATGGCGGTGCAACAACAGGTTATGGAGGTCCAAAACGCTGTTCAGATGGGTCAAATAGCCCCTCAAGAGGTCCCTCCGATGCCTGAAATGCCTGATCCAGAGTCTATGGTCGCTGAAAAGATCGCTCAATACACTGAAGAAGTGATGGCTGCGCTTATGCCACCGCCTGAAGGCGAACAAGATCCGCTCGTTGAGCTTCGGTCTAAGGAATTGGACATAAAGGCGGCAGATTTGCAGCGAAAATCGCAAGAATTTTCTGAAAGATTGCTTTTTGACATGGCAAAAGAAGAATCTAAGGAAGAAATGGCCGCAGAGAAGATTGATTCCCAAGAAGACATTGCCTTGTTACGTGCAGAGGTCAATCGTGAGCGTATCCAACAAGGAACAGCTGGTAGAGGGGAATAATGGCAATATCTCGCGCACAAACTCGTAAACAGTTAACGGGTCGAAGGAAACGTAAAGTTTCTAAAGTTATGAAGGAATACAAGGCGGGTAAGTTGCGTAGTGGTAGTAAGAAGGGTCCGAAGGTTAAAAATAAAAAACAGGCTATTGCGATAGCCTTGTCGGAAGCTAGGAAAAAGAAGGTGTAAAATGGCTAAAGGCGTAGGGCATTATTTTAAGAGTGGTAGTAAGCACACAGGCGGCACTCATAAAATGCCTAATGGTGATGTACATTCTGGGGCAACGCATACAAAAAATAGTAAAAAGCTTTATCATTATTCAGAGCTGCCTTCAGAGGCCGCTAAGAAAAGAGCAAGGAAAAAAGCGTGATGTTTCACGTGAAACAAAATGGTTAGAAAACGCGAAAAGCCCATAAGACGCACCACTAAAGGTAAAGGTGCTAATTATCGTAAGACCAGCAAAGGTGCTGGAATGACGAAAAAGGGTGTTGCCGCGTATCGTAAAGCCAACCCTGGTTCTAAACTTAAAACAGCTGTTACAGGTAAAGTTAAAAAAGGAAGCAAGGCGGCTAAACGCAGAAAGTCCTACTGCGCTCGATCCGCTGGTCAAATGAAAAAGTTTCCAAAAGCGGCTAAAGACCCAAATAGTCGTTTAAGACAGGCCAGAAAAAGGTGGAAATGTTAATGTCTTTAGTTGAGAATATAAACAAGCGTAAAAAGGCGGGAACATCTCGCCCTAAAAGTAAAAGCACTGTTAGCCCTAAAGCGTATGCAAAGATGAAATCTGGGTATAGGGATGGCGGTATGATTGATCAAATGTCTGATCAAATGGATATGTCCAGAAAGGAAGCAGGTGGTCTTATGAATAAAGCAAGTATGATGAACGACATGGCTGGTTATAAAAAAGGCGGTTCAGTTATGGTTATAAGCATAGGGTCAATGAAGCCTTTGATGCGGAACAAGGAAGAGCATTCAGAAGACAGTTCTCTGATCAAGAGTACTGAGAACCAGGTTCGTGCTCGTCATTTTAATAACAACGGCGGAAAGGGGACCTTCTGATGCCTAAAACAAAAAGCGGTAAGCCTATTCCTTATAAGGAAGGTGGTAGCTATCAGTTTACTAAAGAATCTGACGCAAAAGATCGTGCTAAAGAAATTAACGGCTCGTATGAAGGTTTTGATAGCGATGGGGATGGGCAAAACGACGTTTACGTTGTTTTTCAAAAACAAACTACAAACGACGAAGGCATAACAAGAGGCGCTATAACCGAATACGGAGGAAGCGGCCAAGGCAGCATTGATTATGTGGGTTCATCAACTGACAACGCAGAACGAAGACTTATGGAAACAGGCGTGGAAGACGACGACAAAGATGAACTAGGTTACATGCAAGGCGGAATGGGCTTTACTGAACGCGGCCCTATAAGGTACGCTAAAGGCGGAGCGGTTAAAGGAAAGAAATTTAGCGGTAGTTATTAATGGCAGACCCAACGACCTTTGCATATTCGTTATTAAAGAGTATACAAGGACGCATAGAATTAACACAGAATGCTATCCTACACGGTTCTCCGAAAGATATGGAATCGTACAAGCAACTCGTTGGAGAGCTTAGTGGGTTAGAATTTGCAGAACAAGAGATTAAGGATCTCTTGCAATCTTCGGAGGAAGAATGACCAAAACCTTATACGTGCCCGACCACGTTGCAGCGTCGAAAAATGCCGCAGTAGCTTCTGCGTATGTTGAAAAAAATCAAAAAGTTTTAGATCCTTCTCTTGTAGAGAAAAACCTCAAAGAACGCCTTCCACAACCGACAGGCTGGCGTCTTTTAGTTATGCCTTATATGGGCAAGGCAATGACAGACGGGGGTGTTCACATCCCGGATGCCGTCATAGACCGTGAAGCTTTAGCCACGGTTGTTGCTTACGTTCTCCGGGTAGGACCTTTGGCTTATAAGGATGAATCTAAATTTGGAGAACCTCATAACCCTTGGTGCCAAGAAGGTGATTGGGTTTGCATAGGACGTTATGCTGGTGCTCGATTTAAAATTGATGGTGGCGAAGTTCGTATTATAAATGACGACGAAGTTATTGCGACCATTCTGGAACCCGACGACATAAAGCATGTTTAAATAGAAAGAAGAAGGAAACCATGGAGGAAATGCCATGCCACCTGAATTAGACGAAGCCAACATTGATGTTGGTGATTCTGAAGAAAATGCTACGGAAGTAAATTTGTCTCCTGAATCTGAGCCTGTTTCAGAGCCAGAGTCAGAGCCAAAAGTTAGTGCTTCTTCTGATGAACTTGAAGAATATAGTTCTAACGTAAAAGGTAGGATTAACGATCTTACCAAACGGTTTAGAGAAGAGGAGCGTCAAAAGCAAACGGCAATAGAGTTTGCTGAAAGTGTTCGTAAGGAAAATGAAAACTTAAAAACTCGTCTTGATAACCTAGATAAAGGTTATATTGAACAGTTTGAAGGACGGGTTGATTCTCAATTGGAATCAGCTAAAAAGGCTTTGAAAGAAGCCCATGAAGTAGGCGACGTTGATAAAATTGTAGATGCTCAAGAAGCTTTGTCTCAGCTTTCTTTGGAAAGATCACGAGTTAATGTGGCAAAAGCTCCGCAGCCCCAGCCTACTGAAGCTCCTGCAACACAACAACCCCAACAACCTCAACAACCTCAACAACCCGTTAAAGCTGACCCAAAAGCAGAGGCTTGGGCGCAGAAAAACCAATGGTTTGGCGAAGATGAGGTTATGACATATGCCGCATTTGGGGTACATAGACGTTTAATTGAGGATGAAGGCTTTGACCCTACCTCAAATGACTACTACGATGAGCTTGACAAAAGGATGAGAACCGAATTTCCACAGAAATTTGAATCAAGTCCTAAGTCTAACGGGGGAAGAAAGGTCGCGTCGGCTGAATCTTCCAAATCCCGCAACAGAAGTGGACGAAAAACTGTGCGGCTAACCGCTTCACAAGTTGCTATTGCGAAGAGGCTTAATGTGCCACTTGAAGAATATGCAAAATATGTGAGGAGCTAGCTATGGATACTGAGAACACAACTCGCCAAAAGTCTACGAGAACGCCAAGAGCCGACCAAACTCGTGCAAGGCAAGCACGCAGGGAACCTTGGAAGCCACCGTCCATGTTGGACGCACCACCCCCTCCAGAGGGTTACAAACATCGTTGGATACGGGCCGAAGTTATGGGTTTTGATGACCGTA